CACCTCGCCACACTCTACGCAGTTTGCTGCGCTTGTGAATGGCGAACGAACGCATCGAATCCCACGTATTTGTTTTACGTAGGGTAGATACATTCTTATCTGACGAACCAGTCGCTACTAGACCGTCGACTCCAAGGATTAGGTGGACATGTTTCGTGTCCACGGATTCTAATCTGGCCGACTGCCACGGAAAGGGTTTTCTCCCTCCCATCGCAAGATCTAGTAAGTCGCACCAGCCGACTTTAGGAGCTTTATATTTGACAGGTTCTGACACCAGTACGAAATAGAGCCAAGCTTGGGTAAGCTTGTCCCATTTTCGTCTGATAGCCATCCTATCAGGCTCCTGACCGAGGTCGTGGACAAGTGCAGGGAAACGAAGACCTTTCGGGTCTTGCCCTGGATAGCGAGGGATAGAGCCATATATTGACTCTAAATTTTCCGCTATAACACGTGCCACACGAACACAACCACGCATGTAGAATTGATTTGAATAATCAATCCATGATGTGTAGTGTTCAGCAGACTTACGAGACGACCACAGTGTACGGATTTTTATTCCGTTCACTCGATGACCAGCGAACCAGTCTTCGCCGCAGGATTCTTTGAAGAATCCTGCAGGGTAGCTCTTGTCGCGGTTGACTTTTAAGCCAACGGCTTCAAGAGCAGCCATAACATCAATAGCGTCAGTTTCTGGCGTTATGACATCGTCTCCGTAAACAAATATACGCCCCGTGGCCCTTGCGGGCCCCCGGAGTCCGTATTTCTTCATCACACACGCAATAGAAACGGCCCATATAGTGCAAGCCATGACAGGAAAGCATAAACTGCTTCCCATCGGGGCGTGCTTCTTGAGCTTGAGTTTCTTCCCACTTGGGAGGACCGTGTGCGTTGACCGAACTGCCTGTATCATCTCAGTGAGGTGATCAGGCCATACCAATTGGACTAGTCGTAAGGATAAGCGATCGCTAGCATCTTTAAGATCTAACGTCGCCGGCCCATGGGGATTACTCCCCTCAGCGGCTAATTTGCCGTTGATAGACTGGTCTGTGAACGAGACACATCCCTTTGTCAAAGGATGTGACTCGATGTAAGCCACTAGAGACTTCATAACACCTTGCTGTATACGCATATTTTCTGCGTTTTCACAAGAGATAACACGAGGCCCCCTAGAGTCTTTAGGCACTGTAACGACACGTGCCGTTGGCTCGTCTACCCGTTCTAAGGATAGAAGTGACTGTAGTTCATCACACAGATGACTAGGTGACCAAAACATATATTGGTCATAGGGATATACTGCAGCTAAACGAGGAATAAACCTCCTTAACTGTCGTTTCTCCGCCTGAGTCTCCCTGCCGCTAACTGCGCCAGGGCCGTGTGTTGGTACGATATCAGTGTGATCCCACTCGGACAGTAAACGGTGCATAACGCCCCGCGCTGTACGGATAAGATCACAAAGTCCGAGGTTAAATGTTAACCCAGGAATATACCCGTCTACTACTACGCTGAGCCCAAATGAGCAGAGTCCAAATTCTGGACCTCTGCATTGGGCTTCGCCGCACCAGGGACAGACGTCACAGTTATCGGTTTGATTACCGGTACCGTGGGTTTTTCCAGTGCTTTCGTAGCCTTGGCTAGTGTCTCTTGCAGCCCCAATACGAGGTTGTTGGAGAGATCCGCCAACGTTTCTGTCGACGTCATTATGTCCAGCGTTTGCCGGACTGGTGTCGTCGAATACAGGTAGACTGTCGTCGGTTGTTCCGCACCGAATGCTACTTCGATCGCACTCTTGAACTCCGAGAATTCCAGGCTTTCGCCCGTTCCCGTGATCAAGGGTTTGATGCAGTCCTTCAGTGCTTCGATCTGCGACGCAACAGCCATATTCGTCACTTTTGACGTGGCCGATACCATCGTGACCAATGCAAGGCAACCATTTAATATGGCTACCTCGTTGTTCCGAGACGCCCGAACCCGTTGCGCCAGTTGAGCTACCTGCTGACTCATTTCTGATTGAGTCCGCTTGAGAGCATCGATCTGGACGCGCTGCGTGTTCAGGGTATGGAGCAGGGAGTTCATCTTCAGTGGATTCGAAACCACTGAGGACGTTTGCTTCTTGTTCGTTTTCATATGTTAGTTCTAGCTTATACCACAGGCCCATAAAGAGCCGTAGGCTTTTAACTGACTGTACACAGGGATCAGGTTTGATCCAACCATCGTTTGTGAATACACGAGCTGTGAACTCACCCAAGAATCTTGGGAGGTTCGAGTCAGGCAAGGTTTTGAAACCTGGCACAGACAGCTTATGTAAACCGGATAAGGCCCTATCCAGGGTCTTACCGAAACGAGGGAGAGTCTTGGTTAGAAATCCAAGACCTTCCGCATCTACGCGCTTGAGGACCTTTTTAAAGGTTCTCTTCGCACAAGACGGTGGAAACCACTGTGAATTTGCGCTACTCATATCTGCAAGTAGCACTTCGGTGACGTTTAGATACGTTAACCTGTGGCTATTATTGAGCTTCATTTTGATAACTCATCCATAAGCCAGCAACTACTTGCAAACGCGCGTATGACCCGACTCTTACATTGAGTCGAGGTACGCACAATCGAAGGTCCTACACATGGTCGAAGTGACCATCGGACCCTCTAACCAACTTCGTAACTACTTGATGTTGTCGATGAAAACCTTCAGTGCTGCGTTAAGAAACACAGCAGCGGGAGGGTACACGACAGCACCAATGGATGTAGCTAGAAGCCCTAGGAGGCGAATTTTTCCTCCCCGAGTCGACGGCTTCTTAAAGAAGCCTGCAAACTGATTCTTCATGAGGGATTAAATATTCCCCATGCTGACGTCAGTTGCAATACCAGAGGTTCCAAGGAATACACTAACTTCCTTGAGCTGGTTATCCGATTCGGCCTGTGTGAAGACACCCGGTTCAACAATATGTGTGACGATGGTCTTCATAACAGTAAGCTTTCCCGTTACCGTATTGAGTTTGGTTTTCGCCAACTCAACACGGCAAATAAACGTTTTACCATCCTTGGTAAAACGCGCGAGAAGCGTTTCAGGCGTGTCATCGAACTCGGCGGTTTTCCGCACATGTTCGTATACGTTTGGTTTGAGACGTGTCACTCCCCCCAAAGACGTTTTGTACGTCCTGGAGGTTGTGCCGTCGTTAATTGTGATGTCTGCGTTCATTGCTGTTGTATCCGTTTCTAACGGATCCTACTCTATGACCCATAAATATAACGTGTTCGCTGCCGCGTCGTTGTGTTAATGCGACGTATGGCAAGGCACCACATCATACTACAGATCGAAGGTTCAACCTTATAGGAGGGCTGTTAATCGCCCGCTTTCGAGGCACACCACTCACTGAGTGGTATACCGAACCGACGATAGCCCGAGGGCTAACGCCAGTAGCTTCTCCATTGTGGAGAAGTCGCTAGTTTTTGGTAACGAAACGAATGGTACTACATTCCTTCGAATGTAATACTCATCTGTCATTGTTGCCACTGTAGCTATCTCACCAAACCCCGTTGTGGTATAGTCTGCCCCCGAGATATCAAGATTACTCTTTATCTCGTAGACTTTCTGTACCGCATACTTGAGGGAATGGCTGGCCCCATAGAAGTGTACTATGGGTTCCAAGTTATGTGGAGTGAATTGCTCGAGAAAGTTCCCAACTTTGAGGAACCAATCGACAATAAATGTCCACCGTGTAGCCTGCCACACATTAGCCGCGGATAGGTTTATACCGTACGCGTCCATGATGGCAAGGTGCTCAGCAAACTGAAGCACCTCCGGAGCATACTTATACGAGTACCTTGCGGTAAACGTGTAAGTAGGTCCGTCAGACACACGACTCCATGACTTGAAGTAAACATGAGATATAGGTCCTACCCAATCTGCTTCGTCGCTGGTTACTGGCGTTAAACCCTCAATTTCTGAGTAATCTAACGTCTTAGACCAATGCGATTTATGCACAGTGTCACCGTCTGCTCTTGCGAGCAGACCTGGCAATTGGGCTGCAACGGACCTAGACGCCGATGAAAAGGCGCCCATATCTCTCAGCAAAGGTTCGACGGCAAACTTCCAATTAAGGAGATGTGCCGCCGAGACCTTTCCCAGACTTACCATACGGCTCAATATGTCGCCAAAAGACAGGAGTTTAATCTTGTACTTTGGCAGCTTGAGCAAGTATGACCACGTGGCAGGGGATTGCGGGCTAAGTAATTTATACATTAGCCGTAACTCTCCGCGCCGTTTGGGCTCACTGACCCACTTGAACTGTTTAGACAACGAATCAAGGTCCTTGTAACCCCTGCGTGTTTCACGCAGGAGAGCAGGGAGCCGAGAGAAGTCCTTCAGTTCATAGATGGAGTTCACAAGCTTCAAACGTTCCCGAATAACGGGATACACGTTCATCCAACCTTCGTACGATAAATTAGGAATTGAATTCCGATCGTCGAGGTCGCTGGTACTGGGATGATTTACAGGAACGCTAAGACCGGCCCAATCAGTTGTGACGGAATGATATGCTCCGGGACCTTTAAGGATCCCGTAGATACACACGCCAGCTGGGGCCGTTGTCCGTTTGACTTCAAACGGAATGCCTTGGTCTGTCCATTTGGAAGTGCTGCAGAAGTGGTAACAAGGATTTTCATCCTCGTACTGTCCTACAACATCCTCCATGTTCTCAAGAGTGCCTGTTAAAAGCACAGATGGGAAGATAGATGGACGAAGACTAGGGGCAATATACGCACTTTGAGGACCATCGTTTACAATATTGTAGGCGTAGGTGCTCTCGGTGTAGTCTTGCGTTCTGATTCTCATATGAGTTGTATTTTTACATATTTTT